TCGTGTCTACGACTTTCTGCATTACGGCACCGCTACCGCCAGCATCAACGACCGGTTCTGGCGTCGTGGGTGCTTCCGCTACCGGCTCAGCGTCATCGGATTCCGCTGTCATCCGACTATTGACGCGCCGTTGAGACAGACGATCAATGGCTTGATCGAATGTCGCAATCCGGTCAATCATGCCCATGCGCTTTGCCGATGTTGCTGACACGACCCGTCCCTCTCCGAATCCATCTCTGATCTCGGATGCTCTTCGACCACGACCCAACGCTATGTCTGCCACCATCGTGGCATAGGCTTCATCTACCCGGCCTTGCAAATATCCCAGCGAGTCATCCGTCAACGGACCAAACCCCTCGGCCTTGTGTTTCCCTGCGGCAATAACCGTTCGCGTGAAGCCCTCAGATTCTTCGGCCTTGGTCGCGTCGAGATGCGAGGTGATCACACCTATTGATCCCACGGTGCCACTTGGCGTACTCCAAATCTCATCGGCGGCAGATGCGATCCAATATCCAGCGCTCGCGCACAGTGCATTCACGTGGGCCACGATAGGCTTTTGCCCACGTGCCGCCATGATCTCTTGATGCAACTCCGTCACACCCGCAATCGTTCCACCCGGACTATCAACGTCCATCACAATCGCACGGACACTGGCATCACCGAGGGCCTGACGAAAATACCCGGCGAAGCGTTCTGTTGAGATGCCTCCGCTCGATTCGTTCAGTCCCCCCGCACGGTGAGAGATGACGCCGTGCAACGGAATCACCGCAATCGATCCTCGCTTGCTGCTATCTGACCGTGCGACCTCACCAATGCGAGCGCGAATGTCCTCTGCGCTCATCGTGACGCCTTGCGCCTTCAACTCAATCAACGCTTCGATCTCTGAGAGCTTCTCGTGAGTAATAGCCCACGGCTCATTGCGTAGAAAATTCAATAGGTGTTTGAATCTCATTGCTCAGTCTCCTCATGTACATCAAGCGCAATCAGCGCAAGATACTCAGCCGACCATTCCTCTATCACCGACAGACCACCGGCCATCAGTTCATCCCTGTGTGATTCGCAATACGCAGTCGCCGCCCGTGAATCCATGCACATACGTTCCATCACCATCTCGACGTGCTTCTCATAAAATGCCGTGGCCCACTGAGCAAACTGATCAGGGCTGGATGCACACTTGACGGCTTCTCGACTTGCGGCAGATGCTTCTTTTCTTAAGATTTGCTCTGCTGACTTCATCACAATATCGTTCGCCCGATGAATGGCAGTGACAGCTTCTTGATCTTCGTCGGCTTCTCCCTCGTCCCCTTCGTCCAAGACGATTGGATCGACTGCAATCGGCTCAACACGATTCAAGGGCATCATGTTGGACGGCACAAATCGTTGATCGCCGCCCTCCACGATGTTCTTGCTGTCTATGCGTCGGATGTCATTCGTGGAGTATGCGCCGACGGCGAACATTTTCGAGAAGAAGTTCGCACGACTCTCAGAATCGCCTCGCAATAGAGCATCGACATTAAATTCTGCGAAGTACGACTGGCGATCTCTTTCCAGAATGAGATTGCTTTTGATTGATTGTTCCCATCTAGCTAACCACGGAGTCAGGTCATACGTGACGAATTCAAGGCTCTGCTGCTCGATGTTGTTATTCGTGGATCGTTCCAAGTCTCCGATCATGTGCGGCGGCACACCGAACCATCGAGCGATGTCCGTCACGCTGAATTTCCTAGACACCATGAACTGCGAATCTTCGGCAGTCATCGTGGTCGGTTCAAACTTCGCGCCTTGCTCAAGCACGACAGGGCGGTGCCAGTTTCCTGAACCAGATGTGGCTTTCTGGAATGATCGCGCCATCCGATCTGCCGCCTCATCGTTCAGCACACCCGGCACTGATAATGCACCGCCGTGCATCGCCCCCTGACTGAATAGTCTGGCACCATAACTTTCAGTCGCTCTGGCTAACCCGACAGAATCTCTGGCGTACGACAGCACCGACCTACACGTGATCCCGTCCTCAGTGATTCCACACAGCCGCCACACCTCATCTTGCGTGTACACGCGAGTGCGTCCACTCGATCCAGATTCCTTGATCGAAAACACGAGACGGCCAGACTCCAATTGCGTGGTTTTCACAACACGATCTGCCGAGATGGGAATGATTTGATCAACGAATCCGCGAGGACCGGGAACAATGAAATTGTAGGCCGCGCCACGAAGCAGAATGCTCCGCATCATGATCGATCTCCACGTGAACGAATCCATGTACTCATTCGGCGTGCTATGCAGCAGATCGTACAGTGGATGATCCTCGGCGCGTTCCTTGCCGCCGCTGTCGGCCAGCTTTCTGTAGACCTGTAGCGGAAGCTGAGCCACGACATCGGAGAGCAATCGCACGGCTGCAAAGACAGCCGACACCGTGAGTGCGGCATCGGGCGAGACATCCATCCCTGACGATGACATCGAACTAGAAAAGCCGGGGCCATCCCATGATGATTCCTTGCCGGGATCGGCGTCAGCGAAGAGCTTTGAGAGGATGGACATTAGTGACCCTTCAGTACCGGCCAGACAGCGACGGCCATCAGTATCATGCCAGCGATAATCCACGACGCCGCAACCGAGATCAGCGAAAGACCGTAGACCACTGATCCAAACCCGATCACGGCGCACAGGTCACGCGCATCAATGTCGGGCAACCATTCACGCATTCAGTTGTCTCACCCCACGGTCAAGATACACGTTCGGTGATTCGGCTGGCGACTTTACGAATAATACCATCCCCATGATCGCGGCCATGATCGGATCAATTCGCCCTCGGCTTTTGCGTTTCGTGGGATAGATGTTGCTCTTCCCATCCTGCTGCACGACAGCGTTTGACGCACACCATTGCATGACTGGGTTGGCATTAGAACATATATTCCCATCCAACACTTCCGCTTCAAATCGTAACGCTGCCGCACTCATTCCTGCATACGTTTGCGGCACGGCGAGAACTTGCTGTTCCCCGAAGCCGTCTTCTATCTGTAGCTGCGAGATCAACGTATCCGCGTGCCACGGGTCAAAGCCGATAGTCTGGATGTCGTATTTCTCGCGCTGGTCACGAAGGACCGTCCGAATAAGCTGATGATCTACCCGCGTGCCTGATGTCGCTATCAGATGCCCTTGCTGTACCCAGACATCATACGGCGCTCGATCCCTGTGAGATCGCTCAACTAGCGTATCCTCCGGCGTCCATGCCCACGGCATCAGATACCACTTATCACGATCCTTTGTCGGAGGAAAGACAAACGTCATCGCGCACAAGTCAATCTGCGATGCGAGATCGATTCCGACAAAGCACGGTTCATGCTCCAACGTGTCTATGTCTATCGGCTCCGCGTTCCCTCGCTCCCATCCCTCCATCGACAGCCACGGCTGATATGCGTTGACCCAGAGGTTCAGTCGCTTCTGCTTGAATGCCGCCGCCGCCGATGGCATCGCCTTCGCCTTCCGGCAGAGCGACTGCATGTCATCAGGGTTGACCGACACGCCATAATGCGGGTTCGCCTTCTTCCACGTGGCTTCGTCTTTCCAATCGTCATCGACATCGGCATGACAAATGATGGCAAAGAACGTCTCGTCCACTAGCGTTCGTTCCAGAATCTTGCAAGCGTAATCATGCTGATCGCCGCACGGCGATACTGGGTTATTTCCTGCCGTGGTGATTTGGAAATGTAATGGCTGCGAACGCGCACCCGTCGCCGTCTCCATCACATCGATCAACCCGCGATCTTTGTGCGCGTGGAATTCATCCGTAATGATGAGACTCGGATTTAGTCCATCAGTGGAATCGTGATCAGCGCCAAGCGGTTCCAGCTTTGATGAGGTGCTGTCGCGGTGCATGTTTGAGACGCGCACCTGAATACGTCCCTTGAGTCCTGAACTCAACACCAATTTCTTCGCATCGTTGAATACGATCTTTGCCTGATCGCGTTTCGTCGCAATCGTGTATCCCTCTGCGCCAGCTTCCTGATCGAAAAATGTGATGTATAGCGCGACGATTGCCGCCTCTAGAGATTTCCCTTGCTTGCGTGGCAGTTCGTTGTACGCCGTTCTGAAACGGCGCAAGCCCGTTTTTCTATGGACCCATCCAACGACTGATCCTAGCCGGAACTTTTGAATTGGGGTTAGCTCGATCAGTTGACCGGACCACTTGCCCTTGTAGTGCCGAAGCTGCTGAGCGAACCGACAGAATTGATCGATGCGGTCATCGTCAAGTCGGTACGGGAATTGTGCCGTGCCTTCTCGCTTGCGATCACGCTGATGGCGCACACACGCCAGCCTGTGAAACTTTCCGGCTGGGATCTTCTGTTTGACTACCTCAGACGCATATCGATCCAGATCGTTCACGTGAGATTCGATACGAGTGTCGGTCGTGGGCGATCAAACTCAGCCCACGGATCAGCGGCGTCATTATCCGGCAACGTCTGGACCCGTGATCGACTCGATGGCGTGAGGCCGAGTTCCGGCCACAGCTTGTTCAGATTCGACAGAGACTTTGTGGCAACCGATAGATACGGATTGATTTGACGATACCCGGTCGATGTTTTGGTGATCAGCGAACTCATCCGTACTATACCCATCGCCTCAATGTACTTCGACCATTCCAGACAGACCGCGATCAAGGCCGACCGATCACTTTCAGATACCTGTCTCGATTTTCTCAGAATCGGCGCGAGGCGCACCCACTCCTTTGTCGCCACCAGATCCTGCGTTAACTCATCCGGTGGATCATCGAACGCATCAGATGGTTCAGGTTGCACCGGCTCGCTGTCGTTCAGCCGCCTTTTGCCCGGATTCCCGGCCAGCCGTTTAACCGCTGTCGGTTTCGGTTTTCGTCCCCGCATGTAGATAGACTCCTCTTCTCTCGCAGCCTCTCGCAGCCCCCAGTAGCCCCTAAACGACAAAAGGCCCGAACCCCGTCATCGGGGTTCGGGCCTTGTTATTCCGAAGCAAGCTTCGTCGGGGCGATGTCTCCGCGCAGCACCCCTTCGATGTAGTCGACCTTCGACAAACCTCGCGCAGCCGCTTGGCGACCGCAATGCTCACGTGCGAGATCGGTCATCGCCAGATTGATCATTCGGTTTTTGTTTTTGCCGGGATACCGAGTCGGTCGGCCAAGCCGATTTGTCTGTGTCACCATTTTGATCTGACTCATATATATACCACTCTTTCACAGCACCATAAGCAAGACCATCAGCAGCCACAGCACAGTTGCTATCGCTATCCCGATCAGAATCTCTTTCCAGTAGGTCATTGGTCAGCCTCCTTCTGCTGCATCATCCGTTGTCAGTATGCCCGCCCCAATAGTTGAGCAAGCGCATCCACTCACGTTGTGTCTTTGGCGTGGGTGCCGTGTCAATCTCACACTCCCGTATCTCATC